TCATTAGGATTAGTAAAAATAGATCCCATGAAAACTGCGGATGGTGTAATTTTCACACCAGATTCTGTTAAATTAAAATCTTTTCGGGCTATTGAAGATCTACAAATTTCTTCTTCACCCCAAAATGAATTAACTTCTACGGTTGCTGATTGAAATATGATTTGAGGAAGTGTTGATAAATCACTACTACTTGAAAATGTAGCACCAGTAATTTGATTTGATGTACCTAATCCCATATCAATGATATCTTGAGGTGATTGAGAAAATTCTCCAATATCAGATAAATCACAATCCATAACGACTGTATGATTACCGGGTGGAACACCCATTATCATATAATCACCACTCTCATTTGTTTTGACTGTGAATTTATAATATTTGTCATAAACTTCACCAAGTAATGGATTTTGAAGTATGTCGTTTTTTGATACAAAAGTTCCAGTTGGTGCGTGTCCAGAATGTTGTTTTTCATATGGTAATAAATTGTATCGATATCCATCATCATTAGTAACCCCTAAATCTGTGTACGGATAAACTGAAGATATTAATAAATTTTGTGAATCAACATTGTCAAGTGGAATAAATACACTTACCTTTACATTGGGTAATCCAAACCCATTATTCACAAAAACACGTCCGACTATAACACCAAAATCAGCACATGATTTCGGATAAATATCTTGTTGTCTGAGTTTGATTGAAAGAATTTCTAATTGATCAAAATCTTGTTTCAAATCAAAATTTACTTGTCTATCAACACCTACTTGTGCCCTGATTCTAAAATTTTGTGACATAAAAATATACTTTCAATAAATAGTAATTTAACTATTTTTGAAAATATAGTTATCACTTTTGATAAGTGAATTACGACTATAAATTAAACTTAAGAAAAAATCGTAGTTTGGTAGTTTTTAGTTCTTACAGTGATATCTCTATTTGGAAATCTGATTTGATATATTTGGTTTGGTTCAGCAAACAATGTATTATCAATTAATTTTATTTTCTTTGTAGATTCATTCTCGTATTTCATTGATGTTTGATCTGAAGAATATTGACCACCAACCTTACCGTAAACATCTATAGTATTTATACCAACAACCCCGTTTTCAGATTGTATTATTCTATTTAACTCGGATATTGAAATATTTTGTCCCAAAGTCAAAACTCCTGGACTAAAAAATGTTGTGACTCTATTAATAATATCTGTAATTACAATTCCTTGATTTTGGGTTCCATCTAAAACAACAGAAATATCTATTGCCAAATCTATTACTTGTGCCGCACCAACAGAAATATAATCATTTATCATTCGATAATTAGAAAGATATTCGGCTATATTATTTTTTAATGTTTGTGATATTTCTGTAATTAATTTACCATCCGCATCATATGATAACACATTGACATTTATTTTATTATTATTTTCAGTAATACTTACCTTAGCTGGTGCACCAAATAACGATGGCATATTTCTAATAATTGCCTCATAATCGTTTATTGTTACTGCTCTTTTTTGTGCTGCAAAATTGTATGTAACATATTGTCTAACTTCTTCCGTTGTAGGGTATCCAGCACCACCTATAGCTGCTGTGGGATTGATGCATGTTAATGAATTAACAACTTGTGTGTTTATCGTTTCAGATGGGCCGTTTACAAAGAAATCAATAATACCTATTTGATTTATAACATTAACCCCGATATTTGTACCTACACCACCTCCAATTCTATATTGAACAAAAATTGTGGTGTTTGATTGTGGAATTGACCCTAGTGAAAATGTATTATTTTGATACTTTTGTACATTCATTGGTATTCCCAGAGTTGTAAATTCTCTCAATTGATCGTCAGCCGTGTTTGTACCTCCACCAAAAGTTATCTTAAAGAAACCTTCAGGTGTGTATTCTGTCATAAATCTTTGTTGAGTCTCAATGTACTTACCTACTTTTATAGCAGGGTCATTACTAGGTTTAGAAGGATCTTCAACAAAAATTCTACTTTCAGCTAAAGCATATACTTCGTACCATCTACCCTGAGTTCCCATAAATTCTTGAGCAGGCGGAACATTTGAATATGCGGTTCCTTGTTTTTGAATAATCGAGGTAACACCCAAAACATTTTTTTCTGGAAGGAAAAAATTAAAAAACGGAACAACATCGTTTGGTAGTATAGTTCTTTTATAAACTTTAGTAATACCATTTACAACAGTCTCTCTTTTAGTAATTGTGTAATTTACTAATATCCCATTGGTATCAAAGTTAGGTATCTTGAGTCTATTTGGATATCCGTCTGAATTGAATGGTGAGGCAAAATTAATATCAGACACTGTTTCAAAAACTTGTCCAGCACCAATAACTTGTGCACCCGATCTTATTATTCCTAAATATCTTTCATCTTCTTTATCACCAAACGCTGGAACAACAATAGAAAAATCTACTAAAGCAACTGAAGGTCTTTGACCCGGAATTTTTAACCCGTAAGTTCGAGCTATATTATAAACTGATGATCTTTGTTGTGCAAATTGAAGTACGGTCTCTTGAATACTCCTATCTATATTATAATGTAAGTTATCGGAAATTGCGGCATTTAAATCTAAAAAAACCGAAAATACCGCAGCATCGTTGAAATTGTCAATCAGTTCAGGGTAGTAAGTTTTTGTGTAATTAACTAATTCTTGTCTGATTGCTGCAAAATCTCTGACGGTATATGATATCTTTTTTTGTGACATTATATGTTAATAATTATAAAATCTTTAGGGTTGAATACGTCATTTGAAACCACATAATCAATTCTGACTTTAGCAGTATAATCTGTAACATTATGATTAACAACAGTAAATTCATTATTTTTTAAAGTATTCATTGTTGTTGTACTTATAGGATCATTATCAGCTGGTGATATTTTTATGTCTGTAATCTGTAATAGTGGCATAAATGTTTCAACCGAGTCTCTTATTTCGGATTCAATGTCCAAAAAAGTTGGGCCATCCATAGGTTGAAATATAAATTGGTATAAATTTGTTCCAAAATTTGGAAGAAAGTAACGACTACCTTTTCTCGTCAATAATAAGTGAATTAGATCAGCTCGAATTTCTTCGGCCGCAAATTCAGTAAGTTCCAAATACTTACCTTCAATGCTATCCATGAATGGAAAACTTATTCCATATGTTTTTCCTTGAGCCATGTAAATAAATATATCACCTTGAATTTTGTGATATATTTTTAAGAACTACAGGTCAAACAATCTGGATCATCCAACGAACAAACTTTATTCAACATTTCTTCTGAAATATTTAGGTTATTGTTTTCAATTTTAATTTTTGGTGTGGTTTTTTCTTCCGTTTCCAATGAATTTAATTGAGACATATCAACACCTAAACCTTTAATAGCCGTGGCTTTAGCTTTGGTTCTCAAGTAATACATACCTGTTTTGAGACCTAATTTCCAACCATACATATGTGCTGAAGATAGTTTTGATGGTGTAACATCCTGCATAAACAAGTTGAGGGATTGTGACTGATCAATAAAAACAGCTCGATCACGTGCCATATCCAAAATTGTTTTACCTTTCATTTCCCAAACGGTTTTGTAAACTTCTCTGATGTCTGCAGGTATTTCTTCAATCTTTTGGACTGAGCCATTTCCATCAAATAACTTCAATCTAATTCTGTCGTTCCACATTCCAAGGTTGACTAAATCATCAACTAAATGTTTGTTGATAATTACAAACTCACCACTTAATACATTTCTTTTATAAAGATTTGTTGTGAACGGTTCAAAACATTCATTGTTCCCTAGAATTTGTGCGGTACTTGCGGTAGGCATTGGAGCCACTAACAAAGAGTTACGTAATCCGTGTTCTTTGATTGACTCTTTAAGTCCATACCAGTCCCATAGATCTGATAGTTGATCAACATCTACACCCCAAAATTCAAACTGTAATTTACCCTGTGACGCTGGTGAACCATGATAAGAAGCGTAGGTACCATCTCTTTTTGCTAGATCATTGGATGCTGTAAGTGCCGCAAAATAAATTGTCTCAAAAATCTCCTTATTCAATTTTTGTGCTTCGGGACTTTCAAATGGTATAGATAACATAGCAAAAGTATCTGCTAAACCTTGAACCCCAAGACCAATCGGACGGTGTCTCAAATTTGAATTTTTAGTTTCAGGTGTTGGATAATAATTAACATCAATAACTCTGTTTAAATTATTTGTCATTTGATATACAACCTCGTACAATTTTTTAAAATTGTAAGTTCTAAGTTTTTTATTTTTTTCTCGAACTTTACCTGAAGGAATGTCAATAAATTTTGGTAGTGCTACAGATGCCAAGTTACAAACCGCAATCTCATCTTTACTGGTAAATTGTACTATTTCCACGCACAAATTTGAACTCTTTATAGTTCCTAGATTTTTTTGATTGGATTTGTAGTTAACAGCGTCTTTGTATAACATATACGGAGTACCTGTTTCAATTTGTGAATCCAAAATCTTCTCCCAAAGTTCTCGAGCTTTGATTGTTTTGATAGCCTTACCATCTCTTTCATATTTGGTATAGAGTTCAGTGAATTTTTTATCTTCAGGTGAGTCATAAGCATCAATCAAACCTGGCACTTCATCTGGAGAGAACAACGACCATAAACCATCGGACTCAACCCTTTCCATAAACAGATTTGGTGTCCACATTGCTAAAAACAAATCACGTGCCCTCATTTCTTCTTTTCCATGGTTTTTTCTCAAATCCAAAAAGTCAAATACATCAGCGTGCCAAGGTTCAAGATAGACCGCAATTGATCCTTTTCTCCTACCACCCCCTTGGTCAACATAACGGGCGGTTTCATTAAAGACCTTTAACATCGGTACAATACCATTTGAACTTCCATTAGTACCTTTGATATAAGAACCTTTGGCTCTAATTTTGTGGATATTAACTCCAATACCCCCAGCATTCTGTGAAATTACTGCACAGTCTGACAATGTTTTATAAATTCCAGGAATTGAGTCATCGTCAATATCTAACAAAAAACACGAACTTAGTTGTGGTCTTTTCGTCCCAGCATTAAAAAGTGTTGGTGTTGCGTGAGTAAACAATCCTTGTGATAACATATCGTAGGTCTTTTGAACCATTTCCAAATCGTCAAGCCAAATACCTACAGCAACTCGCATGTATAAATGTTGAGGAGTTTCTGCGACCTCACCAAACATTTTTAACAAGTAACTCTTCTCCAATGTTTTGAAACCGAAGTAATCAAAATTAAAATCACGATCGTGAACAACCATAGCGTCTAATTCTTTCGCGTGTTCAGTAATTACTTTGTATACTTGATCTGAAATCATACCAGCTTTATCCCCTGTTTTGGGATTAATGTAGTGATACAACTTGTCAATCGTACTAGTAAATCTTTTATCAACCCTTTTGTACAACGAGGTGATCGCAATACGAGCTGCTAGTGTTGAATAGTCTGGGTGACTGGTCACCAGCGAGGCTGAGGTTTCAGCTGCTAATCTATCTAGTTCTTCGGTTGTGACCCCATCGTACAAACCAGCAATTACTTTTTTGGATACTTCAAAATAGTCAACATAATCTTCGTTCAAACCATAGGTTTGCTTTTTAATTCTTGATGAAATTTTTTCAAACTTCACATATTCTCTAGTACCGTCTCTTTTTA